GTCCATTCGGTCACGTCGCCAACCGGGTGAAAAACTTCCCACCCGGCACCTAAGCGTATCGATCGCAGGTTTGGAAAAACCACCGTGGGTCCAGTATTCCGGACTCCAGCGAAGCGGTCCGCTGCCACCTGCATTGCCGATTTACTTGGTTGCAGATTTTGTAAGAATCGCCTCAGCCACGAGCGAGTTCGGTCGTAGCGCAGGGTGACTCGGTCCTCCTTCCAGCACCGATAGAGAAGTGCAGCTTTGGCCCCAAGAAAGCTACTGGGGTCAAGCTTCCCTACACGCACTGAGAGGCGAGGTCCCGTTAACGCTTGCAGACTACCGCAGCGAGTAACGAGAGGGTTGCTAAGAGCGTCAGCATCGTCGGTGATGAGGGAGTCATCCCTAACATCATCCCAAGGGCCTTTAAGAGCCCGTCGAAGCTGGCGCGGAATTCGCAGTATAGCCGCCCGCCATGCAGCCAGTAATCGAGTATCACAGCCGTAGCCGTGATTCCGACGCCTAGCCAGCCGACGAATGGCGTTGCAAATTTGCAACCACCGCAGAATCGATGTCCCTGATTCATTGGCCTCCTTTATCTCTTCCATTGAGGTTGAGAAATGGATCGGTCGGATGTTGATTCCATGCCAGAAGTCCGCTCCACAACTTTCTCGGAACGGCCCTTCGAGGAAGGTCTTCTTGGCATTGATGGGAAAACCCAGGAAACCCAGGAACGGTATCAAAACATCCGCAGTCTCACGACTGCATATGATATCGTCACCATACACGCGATACTGCTGCGTGTCCTGGACCTGGCGGCGGCACGCCCGAACTGCGGCCCAAAATATCAGGGTCTCAAGCTCGAAAGTGTAACCGTTACCCATTGCACTAAAGGATTGGAGAGGTGCCCACTCGTCGGTACCAACACTGCCGTGAGGCAGGTGCTGATGCGTGCGGCAGAGAGCCATGGCGTAATACCACCTTGGGGAGTCATCCTCGAGCAGTATTGCAGGGAGTTCCCTGCAGATATGCCCAGACGCTCCTTTCAAGTCCAGGGTGACTAATCCTGGTACTCTCCCCGACCCAAGCTGAGCCAAGCGCTGGTTAGGCGCCTGATCGTCAAGGTCTAGGCCCGCGTTTTTCAAGCGGTCCCGGATCATCTGACCTAAGCCCAGCTGTGCGTAAACGTTCAAACCCGGTTGAGGCCTTATGCCCCGATGGGTCTTAGCGTTCTTTGGAACCATGATATTACGATCGCCCGGCTCGATAGCGACGTCAAAGTCATAGGTCTCCTCCTCCTCATCCCCTAACCAAGCGAGCGAGAAAGGATCAACACCACGATTCGACACCGCCTCTAACCACGGTAGGCACTCCGCAAGGAGCGTCGTACCGGCCAACAGGAAGCTCGCCGTAGACGAGGGTCTGGCAATCAGTTTTTCATAATCGCACAGCCCTTGTTGCCCAGCAGCTTTGCCGGGTCCAAAACGACAAGCATCCTGCCACCTTGCTGGATCGAACGGCCCTAAGACTCGGGCGATATCCGCCTGCATCTGAGAGATCAGGTGCAAGTATGCGGAGTTCTCCTGTGAAGGAGCGGCCAAAGCCTTTCGTAACCGTCGATTTGAGATCTTGCAAGAAAGCTCTGCAAGACCGTCGGCCTCAATGCAGGCCGACTCCGGATCCAAGTCCGCGTGCTGAAAACTTGGCCATTTCGCAAGAAGCGACGTGGCTAGATAGTCATCAGCGAACATTGCCCCATCACCTCGTAGAGAGCCCTGAGGGGCCTCGTAAAGGTAGTGGTTGGGGTCGCACTTTAGGTTGACCAACTGCGCATACTCCCCGTACTTCATGAGGAGGTGGCACGTCAGTGACCTTGGAGTGTCGAGTCCAGACCAGATTAGGTTGGCAACCTCGAGATAATCCTCACTCTTAAGCTTAAAGTGAGAACTTTCCGCCACCAGTAAACGGAGAATATTCTTCCGTGTCCCCTTATCAAACGGGGACCAGGTTTCTAGGCGGGTCACACTAGCAGTCTTGTGTGCGTCCATGATCTGTACCCCGTTAGCCGGAGATCGACTCGCCGGTGGTCAGGTTCAGCTGGATCGGGCTCAGGCCCAGCATCGCAGCCAAACTGTACACCAGCTCGTTCTTCTCAGCAAGCGTGGAGCGCAGATGGACTTTCGTCTCGATGGTAACGCTGTTGGTATACTTCAGCAAGCCCGTCGTCGCGTCAATCGACGGGTGGACGATCTTGATGCTGCGCTTCTCGTAGTCGCCCGTTGCCTGACGAACCTGCAGACTGGCGCGCTTGTTTCCGAGGGTCGTGCCCTGGTCACGATTGACCCAGGACGCATAGACCCCGGTTTGAACGCGTTCGGCCACATAGTTCTTGGCGGCGTTGGCGGAATCCTTGAGAGCGATAGTGGCGATGGTTGCCATGATTGGTACCTCTATGATTAAGGGATTTAAGAAGCTCGACGCTTCTGAGCAATCTGCTTGATCATGCCGATCGCATCAGCGACCCGGGAAATTCCCAAGTCGACATCGAGACGTATGGATGCAGGGGTAAAACCCCGCTGTGACCGGGCAAATCTTCGCTCGATCACCGGCCCTGATTCCCATCGGGTCGGTAAAGGGTCCAGAGAGTAAACAGATCCTTTAACGAATCCATTCCAGACGTACTTCGTCTCGGACTCAATGGACTTACACAACCACCCGTCACGCCAGCGCTTACCTGTGAAAGCCGTGAGGCCCTCAAGGACGCTACCGACGTTGACGAACCAATCCACCACAAAACTGTAGGGGATAATCTCCCAAGCTACGGTGAAC